TGAGCCACCTGCTCTCGTCCCCATCATCTGGTGTTGACGAGACCATGCCTGCTGCTCGGCTCGTACGGGTTTTCCCAGTCTTCCCATCTACCTACCGGCTTACCCCGGAGGATTTGCTTATCCGAAGCCGCACTGAGCTTACTTGGATGTGGTTGAAAGACCATATCTCTCATCGCGGTTTCTGGATTGGGTTTGGAATAACATCCGCAGTCGTAATAACATCATACGGCTATTGGCTACGGCGTGAAGCCCTCGCAGGCAACTGGTCCAATCCTTTTGCTAAACATCTTACTGCCTGGGTCCAACGTCTTGGAAGTGTTTGGAATATCGGGTTCCGCAAGGATTTTCAACAACGTTTTCTTGTGGAACAGAATCGTCCACCTGAAGGTCATTCACATGGTATCGACGCTTGCGAAAGAACTGGCGTTACATATTCGATTGACCATTATATCGAGTCGGCCGGCTATAAGGTCTATGCCGTTTCCTTCTCGAGCCGGGATACAGAACAGGACGGATACCATCAGGGATATATGTCACGGGATTTGGTGATCCCCGCGTGTTCAGATCAAATATCCGAAAATCACGTCATCAAGATGGTTGACGTTGATTATCACCTCGACATCAAACGGTGGGTCAAGAAAATGCGCCCAATTCTCATGTATTCCATGGTCCCAATGTCACTAACCGGTAACACCGCTGAAGGCAATTTTGTCATTAATAATGGTGTAGTGAAGTTGGTTGAAAACGGTGGAGCGTCCTATGAACATCCTCTCTGGGACTACTCTAGCGATTGGATTACATTTGATTATTGGTGGGGCTCCATCGTTTGTAGTGTCGACTCACGTCATGTCTCCGAACATCGTCGGGTCATACTCTTAACACCAGAGTTTTCATCTTATGGCCCCTTCGGTTGGTTGATACCCGGCCGACGGATAGCGCGTCAGCGCTTTGACTTTGGGACAGGCGTGCAGAGACTGGACGTAACAGATGAAGGTGGACGTCGTTGGGCTTCTTTGAAAATTGATGGACGTGACACTTGTGTCACGGTGCCAGTACCGTTATTAGAAGCCGCGATCATTCGACTCCGTAACACGAAACATCCTGAAATATGTACTGTTGAACGGTTTATGAATATTGAGAAAGACCTAACGCGAGCGTTACCGACACCTTACGCCGCCTCAATATTGTACGAATGCTTGCAGAAGACAACGAATGTGGACAGCGTTATCAACATTCAACCACGTGGTGGCAAAGTCCGTTTTTGTGAACCAGTTCGTTTCCAAGCGATTGGTAGCATTGAGAACGGTTATTTAGCAACTGAGGATGGTAAAGAAATTGGGCGGACTGTCGGAGTCTGCATTGTTGATAATCCAGCCGTTGTCCCTAATGAATCATGGAATAATGACATGGCCTCTGTTACCGGCCGTGTGACACGTATTTATAATAACAAAACCCCCCCTCAGCGCTTTAACGCCTGGGCTTGCGAATTTATTCGTAAGCTCATACCGGCTCCCGGAGTGGGCACACTCTGGAGTCTTGAACAGGTGTTAGAACAAAGACCAAAACCAACACAACGTGTCAAGGATGAGCAGGCGGTCCCCTGGATAACAACCCAAGGTGACTGCCATGTCCAAGCCTTCATGAAGCATGAAGCTATGGCTAAGACAAATGACCCACGGAACATTTCGACGATGCCAGCACAACACAATCTACGACTTGCACAAGCAACATATCCCTTTAAGGACATTTTCAAAGAATGCCACTGGTATATGCCTGGACGAACACCTACTGAAATAGCGTTCCGGGTCTGTATGTTTGTTGCTGCTATGCACATCGTCTGTGGTACAGACTATTCTCGTTGGGATGGTCGTATCAGTTTGTGGATTCGCACCTACTTGGAGCGCGCCGCTTTATTGCGCTGGCTCCCATGTGAATACCGAGCTGAATACGGGCGTCTCGTTGACCAAGATGCTACGAGTAAAGCACGTACCCGCCACGGTGTCCGTTATCAGAACGTTGGCACGCGTTCGAGTGGATCATATTTGACCGAAATGAATTCACTGGAAAATGCCTTCCTTGCCTATTGTGCCAATAGGATGCAAGGCTACAATATTGATGAATCTTGGGAAAGAATCGGGCCCAAATGTGGAGATGATGGTCTAGATGACGGGGCATTGCAAGCCACCCTCGAAGTGATAGCGGAAGCTCTTGGAGTCTCACTTAAATGTGATATCAAACATCAAGGAGATCCAGTGCACTTTCTTGGGCGTGTCTTCCTCGATCCATGGACCACTGATGCAAGCATACAAGACCCCGTCCGGACGTTGTCCAAACTACACATTAGTTTTGCGCCGCCTGAAGTTCCCAGCGATGTCGCTCTTGAGAATCGAGCGAGAGGATACTTATCCTTGGATCCAAATACACCCATCGTCAGTGCATGGTGTAGACGTGCCCTTGATCGTGGATCACGGGATCGAGCTTCGATTGTTGATGACACCAATCGATACCAACAATGGCTCGACAAAGACACGCCTTATTATATCCGTCGAGACGTCAATCCCACCGGACAGACTTGGCCCGGTCCGCCGCCAGATAGCGAGTTGGCCGTCGAAGTTATGGCTAAATTGCTTGAATGTAGCGGCAGCGACATTCTTGATTGGGATCGAGAAATCCGATTGGCTGGAAA